CTTTCAAATAATATAGTTTATAAAGAAACGCGTTTCTATTGTTGGAATGAAAAAATACCTGTATCAGGAAAATTAATACAAAAATACAGAGAGTATAAATATAAAGATTACAAAGAATGTAAAAATTTAAAATTAAATAATCAAACAGCTATAGTTTTTGATAAGAAAGAAATTAAAAAATCAGTAGATAAATTTAAACCTGTTAAATTAAAACCTGTAAAAACACAACAAAAAATAGGTGTAATACGTAAATTTTTAAGATGGTTATGGTAGTACGTTGTTCAAGTTTAGGTAAGTTGATGATTGAGCCTCGTAGCAAAAGCGAGGTTCTAAGTCAAACAGCAAAGAGTTACATCGAAGATTTATTTAACGAGTTGGAGTTCGGATACCGTAAAGAGTTTAGTTCACGCTACACCGACAAAGGTCTTGAAATGGAAGACGAGGCTATTCAGTTTGCAAGTGAGCAATTCGATTGGGAGTTTGTAGTTAAAAACACGGAGCGTTTTACAAATGATTACATAACAGGCGAACCTGACATAAACACGGATTCACTATTAGCAGATATTAAGTGCAGTTGGTCATTAGATACTTATCCTATGTTTGAAGCTGAAATGAAAAATAAGGATTACTATTGGCAGTTGCAAGGTTATATGTGGCTCACGGGTAAGACCGAAGCTGAATTGGTTTATTGCTTAATGAATACACCTTTGCAAATAGTTGAGGACGAAGTAAGACGAGCGCACTGGAAAGCAGGATTAATTGACGAGGACATTGATTTAAGACACGAAGTCCAAACGAAACACAACTACGATAACATTCCAAGTAAACTGCGTGTAAAGCGTTACATCGTTGAACGTGACGAAAAGGCGATTGAAAAGATTATCGAGAAAGTAGAAATAGCAAGAGAATATTATAAAATGTTAAAAGCCTTAATTTAAACCATAATTAAGTTTAAAGTGTGAGACCCCTACAAGTAAAATGTCCCTAGCTTTTACTAAAAAATGTAGGGGTTTTTAAAAAGTCAGGTGGCGGAATTGGAAACGCACATACAACAAGAGTTCTGCAGGCTCGACCATAAAGAGAGTTGTATGGTTATAAAAATACAGGTTCGATTCCTGTCCTGACTACTAACAATTAAAAAACAAATACAATGGAGTACGACAACACAAACGCTGGAGCAATTTTCAAGAATGAAACAGCAACAGGAAACCAACCAACTTACAGAGGGAAAATCAATGTAGATGGTGTAGACAAACAGATAGCAATGTGGGTAAAACAAACAAAAGACGGAAAACCTTTCTTTTCTGTTAAGATTTCAGAGCCTTATCAAGCTGAAATAACTCAAGCACCAAAGCCACAACAAAAAGACGAACACACGGATTTACCTTTCTAACATGAAAGCGATTGATGCAATAATAAACATCGAGGAGATAACACGTAAAGCGATGCAAGTTCACTTTGAGAATACGTGCGAAAGTCCAAGAGCGTTTTGCCAACGTAGTAAGTTACAACAAGGACAGCTCAACAAGTTTTTAAGACATGAGGGCGGTCTAAACACGGAAACTTTACAACGAATAGGTAAGGCACTTAATAACATAAAATGGAAGCACTCTTAACGGGGTGCTTTTTTTATTTAAAATTAGTTGTATATTTACAAAAAAATTATATATGTATGGATTCAAAATGGCTTAACATAGTAGCCAAGCATCACAAAGAATACGTTTTAATGGTTAAATCATTTGGTGAGCGGGTATATTATGAAGATATAGTGCAGGAAATGTACTTACGTATTTTGAAATACACGACACCAGAGGCTATAATCAAAGACGGTAAAGTGAGCAAAGCATATATATATTTAGTTTTAAAATCTATCTTTCTAACTTACGTGCGTACTAAATCAAAGATTGACAAAGTTAGTCTTGATGAAATGGGGCATCTAAGATACGAGGAAATAGATAATGAATATCACGCTAATCAAACACGAATTGACGAAGCTATACAAAGCGAAATGAATAACTGGGAATGGTACGATAAAAGACTATTTGAAGTTTACATATCAGATGACAAAAGCATGAGACAATTAGCAAAGGAAACAGGTATTAGTGTTACATCTATATTCAACACAATTAAAATCTGTAAAAATAAACTACGAAACACAATAGACGAAAATGAGTTTTATTAATATACTTAAATGTTTAGAGGAAGCATTACAAAAGAAAGCAGAAAGTAATAAGGAACTTTGGTTACAATACGAGCGTTTAAATGATTACAACACTCAGCTGCTAAAAGAAAACGAACAATTGAGAATAGATTTAAAAGAACTATCAATAAATTTCATAACATGGAAAAGCAAACAAGAAAAAGACGGACAAAAAAAGAAATAGAAGCATCAAAAGGATTAGGTGATACAGTAGAGAAAGTACTACACAAAACAGGAATAGATAAATTAGCTAAATTCGTATTAGGAGAAGATTGCGGGTGCGATAAAAGAAAGGAATACCTAAATAAAATGTTTCCTTACAATAAACCTAATTGTCTACTTGAAAAAGAATACGAATATCTAAAAGACTTTTTTAGCGTACACCGTAACGAATTAAAGCCAACACAACAACAAGTACTATTGCCAATCTACGCAAGAGTGTTTAACGTAAGACCAGAGCCAACAAGTTGTGATAGTTGCTGGAGGGAAATGATAAGTAAATTAAAAAGAGTTTACGAAAATTACGAATTAACTAATTAAAAAAAATTAAAATGGATAAGCGTAAAAATAACGGTGGACATTCCACAAAAGGTTATGCGGGTCGTAAACCATTGCATGATGAATTAAAGGGTGTTGAATTAGCAAGTCCACACGTTAAAGATGCGTTCAAAACTATTGCTGGAATAATGCTAAGTGAAAAGAGCAATTCAAGAGATAAGATAGCAGCAGCTAAAATATTAATTGAGTACGGTTGTGGTAAGCCAAAAGAAACAATTGAGCAAACAACAACATTAAGCAATTTCAACATCAAAGAGTTATTCAGTTTTGATTCAAATAAATAATAAATATAATTTACTCGGAAGCGATAGCAGATATTTTATTGTTACGGGTGGGCGTGGTAGTTCTAAATCATTTAGCGTTACCACGTTTTTACTTTTACTTACAAATGAGAGCAATCACGTTATTTTATTTACTCGTTACACTTTGGTGTCAGCAAGTATATCAATCATTCCAGAATTTATTGAAAAGATAGAGTTAATGGGTTTGGAGTCTGAGTTTATTATCACTAAAGATGAGATAATCAACAAAAACACGAACTCAAAGATTATATTTAAAGGAATCAAAACAAGTAGTGGAACACAAACAGCAAATCTTAAATCTTTACAGGGTGTTACTACATGGGTACTTGATGAGGCAGAGGAGTTAACAGATGAAGATGTGTTTGATAAGATTGATTTATCAATACGACATAAGACAAAACAAAACCGTGTTATCTTAATTCTCAATCCAACAACTAAAGAACATTTCATTTATAATAAGTTCTTTGAATCAAAAGGAATAGAAGCAGGAAGCACTTTAGTTAATGGAGATTGTACTTACATTCACACAACGTATTTAGATAACATTAAAAACCTTAGCCCTTCATTTCTTAATCAAGTTGAATACATCAAACAACGTAGACCAGAAAAGTACAAGCATACTATATTAGGAGGTTGGTTAGATAAAGCTGAGGGTGTTATCTTTAACAATTGGACAATAGGTGAGTTTATCGAAGCATCACCAAGCGTGTACGGTCAAGATTTTGGATTTTCAAACGACCCTACTACACTTGTACAAACATCTGTTGATAAGACGAACAAGAAAATATATCTAAAGCTACACCTTTACCAAGCAGGATTAATCACATCGGAGATTATAAACATAAACAAACGAATAGCTGGTAACAGTTTGATAGTAGCTGATTCAGCAGAACCACGTTTGATTAGAGAGATTAAACTATCAGGTGTTAATATTATTGAAGCAGTCAAAGGGCAAGGCAGCGTAACGCATGGTATTAGCTTACTACAAGATTATGATTTAATAGTTGATGCTGATTCAATCGACCTACACAAAGAGTTAAATAATTATTGTTGGCTTGAGAAAAAGTCGAATACACCAATAGACAATCATAACCACGCAATAGATGCTATACGTTATGCTGTTAGTTATCAATTAGAAAAACCTAATCATGGAAAATACGCAGTACATTAACATAGCTGAATACAAAAGAGTAATTGAGGATTACATCTATCAGAAAAAGGGTGTGCGTATTACAATAGTTTTTGATAATCCAATGATGATGAACAAACACTTTAAAATGTTGTCATGGGCTTACGATTACGTTATACAAAAATCGAATAATTAAGTTATATATATATGAAGATTGAATTAACAATACCAAGTTCTATGGATGAAATTACTCTTGGACAGTATCAAGAGTTTATTAAAGCCCAAGAAAACAATACAGATGAATTATTTATCAGTCAAAAATTGGTATCTATCTTTTGTCAAATTCCACTTTCTCAAGTATTAGCAATTCCTGTAAAAGAGATTGAATATATCGTTGAAAAAATGGGCAAGTTGTTTGAACAAAAACACGAATTTAAAAACACTTTCAAGTTAGGTGATAAGACATTTGGATTTATACCAAGTTTAGAAGATATCAGTTTAGGAGAGTTTATAGATATTGACACTAACATAAGCGATTTAAGCAACTTTCACAAAGCAATGGCTGTAATGTATAGACCAATCACTAAAAGTGTGTCTAATATGTACGAAATTGAAAATTACGTTACATCAGCAAACTATTCTGAGGTTATGAAGTTAGCACCTGTATCAATTGCATTAGGAGCTCAGGTTTTTTTTTGGACTTTAGAAAAAGAATCTTTGAGAGCTTTGATAGTTTATTTGGAGGAAGCGGGGAAGGAGGTGACGAATTTAGCGAAGCAGGACAGTTCGGTAGAAAATGGGGTTGGTATCAACACATCTATATCCTCGCTAAGGGAGATGTACTTAGATTTGGAGATGTCACCAGAGAAACGCTACTTAAATGTTTAACTTATTTAACATTTGAAAAAGATAAAACAGAATTTGAGAATAGACAAATTAAAAAACAAATGAAATGACGGAGTACTACGATATATTAAACATCATAAAGACGGAACTTGATGCAATTCCTATGGTTACTACGGTAACACAAGGTGCAATAGATGATGTTGACTTAAACAAACAAACGCTTTTCCCTTTAGCGCACATCATTACTAATTCAGCTACACCAACAATGAACACAATGACATTTAATTTGTCAGTTATTGCTATGGATATAGTTGACATTTCAAAAGACGAAACAACTGATATATTTAACGGTAATGATAACGAGTTAGATGTACTTAATACACAATTGGCTGTATTGAATAGATTGTACAGAAAAATTGGAATGGCTAATTACGACATTGAAATATCTAATGCTTCATGCGAACCTTTTACAGAACGCTTTGAGAATTATTTGAGTGGTTGGGTGCTTACGTTTGATGTTACTATTTATAATGACATGAGTGTATGTTAGACAACGATAATGCGAAACGCTTTTTAACTGATTTCAAAAACTACGTAGTTAAGGAATCAAAGTCTAATTTAACAAGGCTAAAAAAGAGTTCGTCTAAAAAGTTGTACAATAGCATTAAAGGAACTGTAAAGGTTTCAAAGAATAGCATGACGGTAGACTTCTCAATGGAGGATTACGGATTGTTTCAAGATAAAGGGGTTAGTGGTAAAAGAAAGAAATACAAAACACCTTACACGTATAAGAGTAAGATGCCACCGCCCAAGAAACTTGATAAATGGATAGTAAGAAAAGGAATAGCACCACGTAATGAGAAAGGGCAGTTGATGACACGTAAAAGTTTACAGTTTGTAATTGCAAGAGGTATTTATTTTAACGGTATTAAACCAAGTTTATTTTTTACTAAACCATTTGATAAAGCATTTAAGCGTATGCCAAACGAATTGATAGAAAAATACGGATTAGATGTTGACAACTTTTTAGAACATACATTAAAAGAATTTAAAAAATGAGAATATTTGCACGAAGCCCGTTTATCATTGAAGTAGACGGTACGGGGGGAACAACAACAACGATTGAATTATACATTTGGAACGGTTCAGGTTCAGCACCTGCGACACCTACTTATTCAATTAGTAAAAATGTAGCGAGTGCATCGTTACCAATGACTTATTATAATGTTAGTCCTTACATTCAGGAGTTTATATCACATTTAGAAACTGACTATTTAACAAGTGACGGTTATTCAACTACACCAACAAACGAATGGTGTAATGTAGAGGTACAAATATTTGTTGATAGAGACAATATTGAAAATAGATTATATAAGGCTTACAACGGTTACGGTTATTATGGTGAGGGAACTAATCCGCAATTAAGTCCTGTTATGATTAGCCAAAACACTACGTATTATTTTCACAAAGATATCTATACTTACTTACCAAGTAATTTAACTATTGAAACTAATTCAGATATAACAGTTGATTATTACGACAAAAACACGACTAACTTAATTTGGTCTCAAGGTTTAGCACCTGCTGATAGTATTGAAAATGTAGCGGTTTCTTTTAGTGACATTGAAGGTTACACTAATATTGAATTAGTTGTTGAAGATGACGGTACAGAAATAGCACGAATAAACTTTAAACAAATTGAGGAGTGTAAATATGAGCCTGTTGTTGTTGACTTCGTTAATAAGTTTGGAGCATGGCAAAGAATGTTTTTATTTAAAGCATCTTATAACAGTTTAGAAACTACACAAGATGAGTTTAACTATTTACAGTCTGATTTATTTGATTACGATGTTTTAGAAGGACAACGTAGACAATTTAACACAAACGGTAAAGAATCAATTAAGGCTAATTCTGGGTGGGTTGCAGAAGATTTCAAAGTACAAGTTCAAGAGTTATTATTGAGTGAGCGTATTTTAGTAAACAACAAACCAGCAAAAACACGAACTAAATCAGTTGACTTAGTAAAACACACAAACCAAAGTTTAATTAACTACACATTAGAGTTCGAGTTTAATTACGATACTATTAATTCAGTTGTATAATGGATAGAAAATTACAAATATATGTAGAGGGTAAAAGGTTGGATTTATTCCAAGATGAGAAGATTGTAATTAATTCATCTATTCAAAATGTTAATGACATTTCAAAAGTATTTACTGATTTAAGTCAATCATTTACCATTCCAGCCAACACGCATAACAACGCAATCTTTCATCACTTCTATAATTCAGATGTTGATGCTAAAAACGATGTGGTATTAAATTACAACATTCGTAGAGAAGCGTTGATTGAAATTGATTTAACTACACTACGCAGAGGTACTATACAACTCGATAAAGCTAATTTAAAGAACGGAAAACCTTACAGCTATACAATTACATTCTTTGGGCAATTAACATCATTAAAAGATAAATTTGGTGAGGATAAATTAAGTGATTTAAATTATAGAAGTTACTCGCATGACTATACAGGTGAGGAAGTAGTAAATAGAGTGAGTGGTGCAACTGATTACGATGTACGCTATCCTTTAATTTCAAGTTCAAGAGTTTGGCAATATGGTGGGGGTGGATCTCAAGACATTTCACAAAATAGTCATTATATACATTATTACGAGTTGTTTCCTGCTTTAAAAATAAATAGAATATTTGATGCTATTGAAACAAAGTACGGTGTAACGTTAAGTGGTAATATTAGATTAGATAAACGCTTTGACAATTGTTTTCTTTACTTAAAAAATAAAGATACGATGGTTACTAATACAAGTGCAGTAGAGGTAAACATACCAAGTACATCATCGCAGTATTTTGATGCAAACACGAACCAAGTATTAGTTAACTATATTAGTGAAAATAATTTAGGCTTAACAGGTTTAATAACTGACTATTCTGGTACGCATTACATCACGCTTAACCTTACACCTTCAAATAGTGTTCAATATTACGTAGATGTATATTACAACGGGCAGCTACAATTCACAACTACTGAAACAGGAAACACAAACATCGAACTTGGGCCTTTACCTAATGTTTACGGATTAGCACAAAACATAAGCGTACAACTTCGCTCGGATTCACCGATGAGTTTTTCGTCAAGTTATGATTATAATTTCGTCTATAATCTTTTATTGAATGGTACACCTACAAATGGAAGCATTACAGCATCAGTAACAAACACTTCAACAAGTTTAATATCTTTACTTAATTTAAGTACATTAATGCCTGATATGAAAGTAGCGGATTTCATTAGTGGTATTGTAAAAGAATATAATTTAACTATTGAACCAATTAGCGAGACATCTTATAAATTTGAGACTGTTGATAGTTGGTATGCTGCTGGGGTGTTATGGGATGTAACAAAATACACTGATGTAAGCAGTATTGATGTTGAACGTATTAAGTTATATAAAAAGATTTCATTCAAACATATTGAGAGTGAGTCTTTTATGAATAAGCAGTTTAAGGAAAACAACATACGTGAGTACGGAAGTTTGGAGTATCAATTTGATACAGACGGAAACGACTACACAATAGATTTACCTTTTGAGAATTTACTTTTTAATAGATTAGCAAATAACTTACAAGTAGGGTATAGTTTGACTAAAGCACCAGACTACAAACCGTACATTCCAAAACCGATGTTGTTGTTTTTAAATGACAGATTAAGTTGTGATACATTCTATATTAATAACGGTTCAACAACTCAATCAATTACTGCTTATGCTTCATTTGGACAGGATGTAATTTACAATGCAACTAACTATTCGTTAAACTTCGGTAATGATATCAGTTCGTTTTACAACGTGAACATTCCTAATTCAATGTTTATTAGTTTTTATAATGCGTACTTAAATAACTTATACCAACGTAAAAACAGATATACCTACGTAAAGACGAAACTACCTTTATATATCTTAACTCAATTAAAGTTAAACGATAGATTGTTAATTAGAGACCATAGGTATATAATCAATGAAATGAAGATTGATTTAACAAGTGGTGTAGTGGATTTTGTTTTGATTAATGACTTTTCTCAAGTAATATCTAAAACATATAGTAAGACATTTTCAGGACAACAAACTTTTAATGTTCCTATTAGTTTCCCTAATGGTGCGGTTGATATTACGTTTGATTTAACTAATGCAAACGGTGCTACAATAGATGAAGATACTTTAACAGATGATTACACGTTACAGGTTACCGTACCGCCTTATTTACCCAAAGTATTAAAAGAGCGTATAGCAACTGATGGTGGAACTTGGGAGGCTCAATCATGTATTCAATCATTATACAATTTTGTTTATATAATTAAGATACAATATAATTTTCCAACTAAGACAACAACTGAAAACATAGTAATATTTCAACAATGGTAAGTTTAAAACAAATAATTGATATTCTGCATTTGGATAACCACTACGGAATAAGCAAAGAAATAGATATTGCAAAGGGTATTAATAAATTACCTCACAATTTTAAGGATAGCAAAAAAATTATAAAAAGACGATTTAAAAGTTTAAACAATGGCTGAGAAAAGAGTAATAGAAATTGATGTAAATACAGCGAGTGCTGTTAAGAATGTTGACTTATTGTCTCAGTCTTTTGAGGATGTGTACGGTGAGATACAACCGTTATCGGGTCGAATGGGTGAACTTGAAGACCAACTATATGAATTAGCCAACGCTGGTAAAACAGGAACACAAGAATTTGAAACGCTATCGGCTGAGGTTGGTCGAATGAAAAAAGTAATTCAACAAACTGACATGACTGTTGATGCTTTGGCAAAAACTACATCTCAAAAGTTGGGCGGTGCTTTATCATTTGTTTCTGGTGGGTTTTCCACGTTTCAAGGTGCAATGGGTGCTGTTGGTGTTGATAGTGCAGCACTTGAGGAAAGTATGCTTAAGGTACAGTCTGCAATGGCTATTACTCAGGGTATTGATTCAATGCGTGAAGGATTCAAAGATGTAAAAGCGTTAAGTGGTGATTTAGCAAAGAGTTTAAGTAAAACAGCAATAGGACAAAAGTTAGTAACAGCAGCACAAGCAGCGGGAGCAGCTACAATGAAAGTTTTAAATGCTGTAATGAAAGCTAATCCTGTATTATTAATTGTTGGAGGTATTACTGCTTTAGTAGGTGCATTCGCTTTATTTGGAGGTAGTTCAGAGGATGCTGCAGCGAGTGCTGATAAATTCACTAAATCACTCGAAAAACAACGTGAGGCAATAGATGAAAACTTTGATTCATTACAAAAGTCACAAGGTCGCAGAATTGAGTTAATGAAGGCTCAAGGCAGAAGTGCAAAAGATATATTTGAACAAGAGCAAAAAGATACTAAGGCATTAGCTGAATCTAAAATGCGCTCACATGAAAGCGAGGGTAAATCGTATGCACATTTACGCAAATATTATAAAGCCTTATTACTTACAGGGCATACAGAGGAAGCAGAGAAAGTAGCAGAGCAATTAAAAACATCGGAGGCACGTTATAAGCAATTAGGAAAACAAGCTAAGGACTATTACACACAAAGAAAACAAGATGCTAAATTATTTGATGCTCAAGAGAAACAAGAGGAAGATAATAAGGCAAAAGAATTAGCTGAAAAACAAAAAGAGGCTAACCAACAAGCGGCAGCTAAAAGAAAAGAAAACCGTCAAAAAGCAGCAGAGGAATTAAATGAATTAGCACGTGCGCAATTAGAAGCAACTAAAACACAAAGTGAATTAGAAATAATTGATATTACTGCTAAATACGATAAATTAATTGCACTTGCTAAAAAGTATAAAAAAGAAACAAAGGATTTAGAAGAGCAAAAGGCGGAAGAAATAAAAGCAGTTAACGCTAAAGAGTTAGAAGATTTAACAGGTTTAACAGCACGTAAAGGTCAATTATCAAAAGAGGATGTTGACGCTTCAATTAAAGCCTTAACAGAAAAATCTAATGCAGAAGCTGCAGCTATTGAAAAATCAAAAGAACTTGCACTACAAGAGTCAGATAATAAAAAAGCGCAAGTAGATTTAATATTAAAAATTACAAAAGAGGGATTTGATTTACTAAGTGAATTAGCCACTACATTTGCAGG